CTACATCGGCACCCGGACAGTCACCTTGCGGGGACGCTCGCCGCTGCCCTGGACCAGAACGGTGACGATGCAGGTGCGGCCATCGTTGGAAGGCTGGGCGGACAGGAGTTGCCCACCGGTGTCACGCACCACTTTGGAGGCGGCATCACCGCAATCACCGGCAACCAGAACGAGGTAATCGCGTGCTGAGGCTTGCCCTGTCGAAAGGGTAAAGAGGGCCGCGGCAAGTATCGCGATCATCCTGTTTGATGCCATGACTACAACTTTCACTCGCGGTGACGCACGGTTTATGAACCGAACCATTGGTGGAATTATGTAACGAAAGGCGGCTGAATGGCAAATGAATGCGCCATTCAGCCGTCCAACTTTGGGTCACGAATGCATTAATTCCCGGTAATGCTTGTCTTGGCCGAGAGGCGCCCGTAGACGGCCAGAAGGCCGCCGACCGCACCGGCAAGGCTGGTGGCCGCCGCCGTGATATCGCCCTGGGCAACCGGCGAAACCTCCGTGCCGGTGGCCTGAAGCACGGAGGCGGCGATTGCGATCAGGCCACCCCAGACGGCCTTCGACTGATACCAGGCTTTCGAACTTTCCATCATTCATCTCCTTGGTTTTTCACGATGATGTCCGTGACGAGAGGAAGTCCGAGCGGCACGGCCCGCCCCAGTTGGCAAAGCCTGATGCGAAACGTGCTCGTGGCTGCGCCAAAGTCGCCGATTTCATCTGCTGCCGGATAGAGGAAGGCAGGCTCTGCCACCTCCACCATCCGCACCACGGTTGCGCCGGACAAAAGTTCGAGCCGGTAGCGTTCATCCGGCTCGTCAAGCGGGATGTCGCTGGCGTCCCAGTCGTCGGCATTGACGCGTCCGCGCCGCACCCAGGAAAACAGCACGCCGGCACCCTGGCGCACCGCCCTTGGATGCACAGGCGAAAGCGGCGTTTCGGCGCGCACCCCGCCGGCAAACGAATAAGGGCCGGCCCGCCCGCCGGAGGATGCAATAGCTTCGGCAATCCAGTTGTAGACGACGCCGCGCTCGTCGCTGCCAAGGGAGAGCGACCCAACGCCCGCCCCGAGCACCACCACCGGCGCGCCGATGACGGCACCGGCCGCCATCGCATCCTCCGTGCCGGCAAGTCCCCGCAGCAGCACCGTCAGGCGAAAATGTCCCGGCGCCGTTTCCAGCGACTCGGCAAACGACAGGATCTCCCAGACGCCGTTGGCAGAGAGGATCGCCAGGCGGTTTTCGCCCGAAAGCGCCCCCGCCTCGCCCACCGATGACAGGCCGTCGAAGAAGAGATCCAGTTCGATGGTGCTCGTCCGGTCGAAACGATCGGAGACGCCGCCCGTAAGCGCCGCCGTCAACCGCCCTATCTGCGCGGGCCGGTCCAGGGTGGTGCGGGCACGGTATCCTTGCGTGGTTGCCGAACTCGAGACAAGAATGCGCCGCCACGGGCTGCCATAGGCGGCCACGCGGGCAAAGCTTTCCGCCTCCCCCGCCTCGAAGCGCGGCAGGTCCATCAGGTGAAGAATCGGTGAGAACCCGGCAGAGACCGCCCCGCCGCCCGTCGAGCGGCCGCCGGCCGCCGCCGCGCTGGCCAGAAGTGCGGCAGGCTCATGGCGCTTTGCCTCGACCCGCCGCACCGCCCCTTCCTCGATCCGCGTCACCAGATAGACACCGTCCGGTCCGTCGGTCAGCCGCAGCGCGTCGCCGGGCGCAAGTGCCATATCGGCGGGCGAGAGGGCAAAGCTCAGGCTGCGCCGCGACAGATGATTGTCGCGCAGCAGGCTTTCCGCCGCCGCCTGTGCGGCTTCCTCGTAGAGTGTCGCGGCGAGGTCAGCGCGCAGGATACGGTTGCTTGTGCCGGCAATCTTGCGCGAGCGCACGGCAGCCTGCTCGTAATCCAGAACCGGATTGGCAAAGCTTGCGACGGCCTCTGCGGCAAAATCGCTGTCATGGCCGCGCACCTCTGTCCAGGCCGGCTCCTCGTCCTGCTCGGCCAGCACATCGATGACCCGGGCGACGCGGCTTGCCTGCGTGCGCGAGCGGAACCGCAAGCCTTCCGGCTCCTCGAGGACGTCGATGAGGAAGGCATTGGTCAAGGGCTCGATGAGCGCCCGCGCCGAAACCGTGTCCCCCTGCACATAGCCGATCAGGTCGCCGCTCACCTCGGAGACGTCGAAGGCGGTGAATCCGTGGTCGGTGAGGATGGCGGCAATCGCATCGGCAAGCGTGGTGGCGCCCAGCCGGCCGTTCAGCCAATGCCCGGTCTTCCAGTTGTCGCCGTCGCTCCAGACGGACAGCTCGTTGGGAAAGGCCGGGTAAGGCCGCGTATCCCAGGACCAGAGAAAGATATGGTTCGGGTCCACCATGCCCGCCGGCGCCTGCGTGCCCTGCCACCAGCCGTGGTGGGCCTCCAGAAACCGGCGCTGCATGCTGTCGCTGCGCGCGCCGTTCGAAAAATGCGGCGTGCCGCTGTCGGCCGATTTGGCGTCCGGAAACAGGTTCGGCTGGTTTGCCGCCTTGTCGATCGCCGAACAGCCAAGCTCGGTGAACCAGATCGGCTTTGCGCCGGGAACCCAGGCGGTCGGAACCGTCCTTTCGACGCCGCCCACCCGCTCGAAATGGTAATGGCTCCACCAGCCGGCGAGGTCCTTGTAGCGAAACACCCAGGGTTTTGACGCAAGCCCGTCGGTGATCGGTGTGCGCGCACGCAGCGTGCGCGCCGTGTCGCTTGCATAATACCAGTCAAAACCCTCGCCGCTGGCAATGGCGGCGGTGAGGGCCACCGGATCGTCCGCCAGGCGCGCTCCGTCGGGATTGGCATTGCCCAGATCGCTGTCGCGCCAGTCGCTGAGCGGCATGTAATTGTCGATGCCGACCGCATTGATGGCACTTGCGGCCCAGAGCGCATCCAACGGAAAATAGACGTCACCCGAACCGTCTGCCGGATGATACCCGAAATATTCGCTCCAGTCGCTCGCATAGGTCAGCTTTGTGGTCGTTCCGAGCAGCGCGCGCACGTCACCCGCCAGTGTGATCAACTGCTCGACAAAGGGAAAGCGGCCGCTTTCGCCCCGCACCCGCGTCAGCCCGACAAGTTCGGAGGCCAGGATCAGTCCGTCGATGCCGCCCGCATCTCTTGCAAGCGTTGCGTAATGCAGCACCATGCGGCGGTAACCATCGGTCCTGTTGCAGAAGGTCTCGACCTGCAGCCGGGCGGCACTTGTCTTGTCCGGCGAGCCCGCCACGCCCGGCGCCGGATGGCAGGTGATGCGCCCGCGCCAGGGATAGGCAGCCTGCCGGCTGCCGCCATAGGGGTCCGGCAGGCTGTTTGCGGCCGGCACATCCATCATCACGAAGGGATAGAGATAGACCTTGAGGCCTCGCGCCTTGAGGTCGCGGATCGCCTGGGTGACGCTCTGATCACAGGGCGTGCCGCCAAAAGCGGGGCCATCGCCGCTGTCGCTCACCAGATGCGCGCCGGCGCGCGAGATCCCTGCCACCTGCCAGGGCATGCTGAGCCCGGAGCGGGCGGCAACCTCGACGCCCGGCAGGATACGGCACTCGCCGGCGCGCAGGTCCGTGCCGAACCAGCTGACCACCAGCGCCACCCGCTGCAGATTGGGGCAGACCGCCTGCAACTCGTCGAGCGAGGCCTGCCAGTCGGTCGCCGCCGTCAGCGTGTGGCGGTTGAGCAGCCGTGCCGTGCCCGACCCGTCGTCATCGCTGACGGCCACCGTCGCATAGCCGAATTCGGTCGCGCCGGGGATCAGCGTGACGGCCCGCACCTGGCTTTCCAGCACCCCGACCGGTCGCACCACCTCGAACTGCAGAAGCGGAATGCGGTTGCCGAAATCGTCGATCGGCAGGCGCTCGAACACCACGTAGGCAAGGCCACGATAGGCGGGCGCCTTGCCGGTGCCCTGCTTGGCCTCGATGAGGGGGTCCGGCAACTGGCTGTCGGTGCCGCGATAGACACGCATCTCGATCGCTGTCAGGTCCAGTTCGCGCCCGTCAGCCCAGACGCGCCGCACATGACCGATCTCGCCCTCGCACAGCCCGACGGCAAGGTTGGCATAGTATTTGAAGTTTTCCACGCGCGAGCCGCTGGCCTTGCCGCCCTGCCGCTCTGTCGTCACCTCCTCCTCGAAGCGCGTGGCCCAGATCAGCGTGCCGGCAATGCGCGCGGTGCCGTAGACGCGGGCAATCGGCGTGCCCTCGTCGGCCCCCGGTACACGGGCGGTGGAAAGCCGTGATCCGGTCACCGTCGTAAAGCTTGAAATGAGCGCCTGGTCGACGGCGGCGCCGGCAAGACCGCCCGCCGCCCTTCCGAGTACAGCCCCGATCGGTCCGAACACGGAACCGAGCGCAGCCCCTGCCGCCTGAAACAGAATGGTGGCCATGGCTCATCCCCCGCACGTCTTTGCGCACGCTAAAATTGTGTTAATCTGGAAAAACTCGGCAGCATGAAGCAGCACGCGGCGCGCCTGCCGCCGCATCAGCGAGGACGGGCCACACTGACCTCGGCATAGGCCTTGCTGTCGATCATGGAGGAAGTGCTATGAGGCTCACGCCGATTGGTATTTCGCTTATGCTCAGAAAAACCCGGACGGGCTGGTTACTCTCCGTCCGGATAATAGTCTGGGTATAAAGAAAGGGTGGGCGGGCTAGCCCCCGCTCACCACTCCATCACCATACCCCCGAAACCCCTTGTTTTCAAGCATCCAGCCGGTCTGGAAAGCGATGCACCGCTGCAATGCGCCTGCGCCAGGAAGGCACCAGAACGGAGCGGATGACCGATCCCTGCTCATAGGCGTGGATGAAGTGCTGCGGCCCGGTAAGGATCCCGGCATGCTTTGCCGCACATCCCACCCGCCAGCGAAACAGGAGGAGATCGCCCGCAGCCATCTCCGACGGCGGGATCGGTGATCCGAAAAGCCGCATGCCTGCCGCAAGCAGCCGCTCCTCGCCGGATCGTTCCGCCCAGTCGGGCGCATAGGGCGGCACCGCCTCCGGTTCCTCTCCATAAAGCTCGCGCCAGATGCCGCGGATGAGGCCGATGCAGTCGCAGCCGATCCCCTTCGTGGCGCCCTGATGACGATAGGGCGTGCCGAGAAAACCCTCGGCAATCGCCACCACTCTGTCGCCGGTCGTCATTGGCCCGCTCATTCAAACAGCGCGCCGCCGTCGTGAACGCGCTCCCCGTCCACATAGGAATAGGCAAAATCACTGCCGGGCACATGCGGAAAGCCGCGAAAGTTCAGCCCATTGCCATAGCGCGTGCGACAGGTGGCAAAGCTCTTGTCGCAGCCGGCGGTGATCGAGAAACTTTCGCCGGCAGAAACCGCCCGCTCGAGCGGCAGCCACAGCGTCAGGCGTGCCGTGCCGTCCGCCTCGCGCACATGCGCCTCCACCTCGGCACTGTCGCCGGAGGTAAGCGTCAGCACGCCCCGATCGAAGAAGCCGGTCGCCGAAGCGCCAAGGCCGCCGACGACGAGATGGCTGCGGTCTTCCATGGCAAGAATGGTTCCGGTGCCGCGATAGGGCGCAAGGTTTACCCCGCAGCGGCTATCCCCCAGGCTTGCATCGCAACGGCGATTGTAAAGCCTGCCCTGCGGCTGGTCGAGCCGGTTGGCGCGGCTGCGCAGTTCGGCGGTAAATTTGTCGCCCGCCCGCGTTACCTCGCCTACCTCGCGCACGCTGAGCAGCACATGCTGGGTCGGATCGGCCCAGTTCACGCAGAAAAGCTCCACCACCGCGCCGTCGTAGCGCCCGGCGGCAAGATCCGCCGCATTCATCGCCTCGCTCGAACAGCCGCCGGCGACATCGCTCGCACTTGCGGAAAAGCCCTGCTCCTCCTCCCCGTCGCTGGCCAGGAAGCCGCTTGCGGCGGAAAAGACGGTCGAGGCGAAAAAGAGGTCGCGGTCGTGATCGGTAAAGCCCTGCACCACGCCATCGCGCCGCGTCAGGCGCCAGGCATTGCAGGTGGTCGTCGCATCGCCGCCCAGATGGGCGGCAAGCGCCGGCGGGATCGTTCTCATGGCAGGATCCTCCTCACGGCAGGATTTCAGTGATGGGAATGGCGGGAATGCTGCCGGCGTTGAAGTTCGACAGGTTCACCTCGATACGGTCCGTCGCGAAACGCACCGGCACGTCGAATTCGTAACCGGCGCGCACCAGAGCACCGGCTGCCGGCACATGGCCTGCCGCAAAGGTCACGAGGCCGGTTGTCGTGTTGCAGGTAAAAGCGGTTGCGGCTTTCGTCACCCCGTTGACCGAGACGGTCACCGTGCCGGCCACCGGCTTTGCAATCGGCCGCACCGATCCTGCCGCCGCATCCGCATAGCTCTTCGACAGCGCAAAGGCCGCCGTCACGCCGTCGCCGGTGCCGATCAACTGGTCGGCCGAGGTGATCGTCGCGGCCGGTGCACAGGATTTCCAGTCAAGCGGATCGCGAAAGCGAAAGCCGTAAAGCTCGCCGCAGCGCGCCTCGAAAAACGCCAGCACCTCGTAAAGGTCACCGATCGACTTGATCCCGGACCCGGCGTCATAGCTGCGTCTCGAAAAGCGCCAGCGGGCATTGCGCTGCTCGCGACCGTTCGACAGGTTGACGATATCGGTGCGCCGCACCGGCCCGCCGGTCACCCCCAGCGCCAGCCGCAGCGGAAACCGCACCTCGTGAAAGCCGCTCATCCAAACCCTCCGTCCTGTTCCGCTTCAAGGCCCGCCCTCAAAGCCCGCGCCGCCCGCGCGACACGCTGCGCGCCAGCATGGCCGAGATCTGCCCTTCGCTTTTTCGAAAGCTTGCCGCATCCGTTGCCGTCACGTTGAAAACGATCTGCGAGGCCCCGGCTCCGCCGCCGGCTGCAACGCCCAGGCTGCCATCAGCACCGCGCTGCAGCGGCAAAATGGCCTCCGCTCCCGCCTCGCCCATCAACCCCATATTGCCACCCATCGGAAAATAGCTCGGCGCGCGCACCACGCCGCCATCGGCAAAGGCCGTTACCGATCCGGAAGCGGCCCCGAACAGACTGCCGACGGCGCCGGAAAGCGCCGTGTCCAGCGGTTTCAGAGCGGAAGACAGGGCGATATCGGTCAGCCGCGTGCCAAGCCCCTTCAGCACATCCTCCAGGCTCTTGCCGCTGACAGCCGCCGATTTGAGCGCACCGGACAGTGCCGTGCCGAAGCGCTGCGAGCGGCCTTCCAGATCACTGATCGCCGTTGCCAGCGCCTGCGTCGAGGCAAGGGTCTCTGCAACGGAACCTTCATCCGTTTCCATGGCGGTCTCCAAAGATCATGAGAAAGCTGCAATCAGGCCTTGGCCATTCCTGTATCGGGATAGGCCCGCATCAGTGCCGCAAGCCCGTCGCGGGAAAACGCCGGTGCGCGCGGCACAAGCCCACCAGATGCGGCAAAGAACTCGCGCGGCGTCATCGCCCAGAAGTCTTTCGGGGAAAGCCGCAGCAGGCAAAGGCCGGTGTGGATCACCCGCGCCCAGGGAAACGGCACGACCGCCGCCCCTTTACCCGCTGCGGCTCTCAAGGGTTTGCCACGACACCCCTGGCGCCGGGTGCGTCCGCTGCCGTCACCTCTGAAGTTCGCCGTACCTCCGGAGCGCCGGAGGCGCTGGAGACTACGTCGTCCTCGCCGCCAAACGTTGCCGCCAGAAGATCGGCCACCACGCGCGCATAGGCCGGAACGCCGCCCTCGATGCTCATCGCCGCCACGTCCTCGTCGGACAGAAGATTGCCGCCGCCGCGCAGGCCGGCGCCGATGATGCGGGCGAGATCGAGTGCCTTGAGCCGCCCCTCGGCAAAGCGCATGGCGAGCCCCGTCAGGTCGTCGACCGCAAAGGCCGTCTCCAGCTCGGCAAGAGCCGACAGCGTCAGGCAGAGGATGCGCCGCTCACCGTCGATCACCGCCTCGATCTCACCCCGGCGCCGGTTGGCCCGGCCGAGGACGCCTCCGGAAAAGGTCGCGCCCATCAGATCGCTCCGAAGGTCAGGCTGCCGGCCGATTCCAGCGTCAGCTCGAACCGGATTTCGCCGTTGTGATCGCCGGAATATTCGAGCGCGGTGATCTGGAACGGTCCGCTCACCGTTCCGAAGGCCGGGATCAGCACCTGCCAGGACAGGATCGTGCCGGCAAAGAAGGTCGACCGGACCAGCAGATCAGACGCCTGATCCTTGAAAATGCCGCCACCCGATAGCGAGGCCCGCTGCACGCCCGCGCCTGCCAGCAGTTCACGCCAGCGACCGGCGCTTTCGGCATCGGTCACATCCACCGTCTCTGCATTAAACGCCAGCCGCCGCGACCGCAGCCCCGCCACCGTTAACCAGCTGCCGCCATTATCCACCTTCAACAGCAGATCCTTACCCTTCTGCGCCACCATGCGATCTCTCCATCTGTTTCCGTTGCGTCATTGCGTGCCATCGGTCAAAAGAGGTTAAGGCAGGGCGCCCGCAGCAAACGCAGGCACAGCGAGACGAGTGCAACAAGCCAAGCCCCGCATTTCCCGCTTCCTCACTCAGACCGAATCCGCTAGCCCATCGTCCGGACAGCTATTCGCTATTCGCTATTCGCTATTCGCTATTCGCTATTCGCTATTCGCTATTCGCTATTCGCTACTGCCTACTGCCTACTGCCTACTGCCAGCTGCACAATGCACGTCCCTCACCGCCTTCCCTCGGAACCCCTCCATGTCCCTCACCTTTCGCCGTATCCGGCTGATCGCGGCCGTTTCCGTCTCGCAGATCATCGGATGGGGCACGAGCTTCGACATGCCGGCGGTGCTGGGGCCGCGGATCGGGGCAGAGCTTAGGCTGTCCAATGCAGTCGTCTTTTCCGGCCTCACCATCATGATGCTGACGAGCGGGCTTGCCGGTCCCGCGGTCGGGCGCCTGCTGGCGCGCCATGGCGCAGCAAAGGTGCTCTCCATGGGCTCCGTCTCGCTGGCGCTCGGGCTGCTGCTCTTGAGTGCCTGCCATTCGCTGATTGCCTATGCGGCAACCTGGCTGGTTTTCGGCTGGGGCGGCGCGCTTTCGCTCTCCACCGCCGCCTATGCGGCCATTGTCGAGCGGGAAGGTGCCGACGGAAAGCGCGTCATCGCGCTCACCATGATCTTTACCGGCCTGTCGGCCACCGTCTTCTGGCCGGTCAATACCTGGCTTGCGGATGGCATCGGCTGGCGCAATACGCTGATGGTGCTTTCGGCGCTGCAGCTTTTCGTCTGCCTGCCGCTGCATCTGTTTGCCCTGCCCAAACCCGTCGCGAGCCAGACGGAAAAGACCGCGCAGGACATGGCACCCGTGGCGCTATCGCCTGCACAGGCTAGCTTTGCCTTTCTGCTGATTGCCGCCGCCATCACCCTGGCTGCTTTCGTGTCCTTCGGCCTGTCGGCCACTTTCCTGCAGTTGCTCCACCAGTCGGGCGCAACGCCGGCGCTCGCGCTACAGCTCGGCATGGCGCGCGGCGTGCTTGCCATTCTGGCGCGCGGCGTCGATTTCCTCTTTGGCCGGCGCGGAAATCCCATCCTGACGGCGCTTGTCGGCATGCTGCTGACGCTTGCCTCCTACATCCTGCTTCTGGCGCTTCCCGGCTCGTCACCCGTCCTCGTCACCTTTGTCGTGTTGCAAAGCCTCGGCTCCGGCATCATGGCGGTGGCCCGCGCCGTCCTGCCGCTTGCGGTGTTCTCGCCGGCTGCCTTCGGGCTGCAATCGGCGCGCATCTCGCTGCCGCAGAATTTTGCGATCGCCGCGGCCCCCGTCGCCTTTGCGGCGCTGATGGATGGCGCCGGTGCATCGGCCGCCCTTTTCATGGCAACCCTCCTCTCCGGCATCGTCATCGTCCTGCTTCTCCAGCTTCGCCGGCTGGCAGCGGCCGCTCGCGCGGCGCCTATTCCGTCACCGCCCGGAACCGAAGATCGATGACGAAGAGCCTCGTCTTCGGCTCGCGCCGGCTGCGGCTCGATTGAAAAGTGAGGCTCACCAGAACAGCCCCTTCCAGCGCGAGCGCCTGATCGGCCAGCAGCAGCTTTACGCGTGCGGCAAGCGCTTGCGCGGTCCGGCGTCCCTCGCCGTCCGCCCAGACTTCAAGGGTTAGGAAATGCTCGGCCCCGGGCTCGGTGGCGGTCGAGTAGTCGCGCGTCTCGATCTCGCCGAAGACGATCGCCGGCAGGCGCATGCGGGGCAGCAGACGGTCGAAAATGCCGTCTGCCCCCACCTGGGCGCTCAGCGTCGCATCGGTCGAAAGCCGCGCAAAGACTGCCTTCATCAATGCGTTTTCGGCACTCATGTCGCCTCCTCCTCGCAGTCGCAGACGAGATAGCGCCCGCTTTCATCCGGGTCGCGCACCAGAAGAATGGAAAAGATCCGGTCCCCCTTGCGCAGCCGCTGTCCGGCCGCCACGCCCGTCTGGGCCGCGATCCAGATGCGATGGGTCAGGACCTGCCGCTCCGCACCGGCAAGTTCGGAGCCGGCATGCGACACCGGTTCCACCCGCGCCCAGAGCGACCCTGCTTGGGCCCAGGTCACGGTCGCGCCACCCTGCCCGTCGGGGACGGTTGCCATCATCTCGCGGATGAGGCGCGTCGTCCGCTGGCCGGGATCGAGAAACAGCGCGCCCATCAAAGCCTCCGCAGCCGATAGGCGGCAATCAGCCGCTCATAGCCGTCGGGAATGCCGGCCGGCTGCTGGTCCGGCGGCAGCACGCCGCGAAAGGCGTGCATATAGCCGACATGGATCAGCATGGCGCGTTTAAGCGGCCCCGGCACATCGGTTGCCGCCTCGCCGAAACCGGCGGAAAACGTCACCTCGATGCCGTTCAACGCACGCCCCGGCAGCGGCCGGTTTTTCAGCCACAGCCGCGCCGGCCTGTTTTGGCCGTCAAGCACATGGCCTTGAAGCGACACATGAACGACGGTGCCATTTTCATCGTAATAGCAAACGTCCTCAATGGCTTGCACCGGCCCCCTGGCAATCTGAATCACTCCCGTCGCCGGCCAGTCGTCAAGGATGAGGCGCAGGGTCTGCGCCATCAGGCAGAGGCCCGTCTCGCGCTCCAGATGTTGGCGCGCGACGGCAATCAGCGCCTGAAGGCCCGCATCCTCGTCCGTCTGGTCGATGCGCAGATGCGCCTTCACCTCGGCAAGCGTCAGCGGCTCCGCCTCCGGCGGCTCGGTCAGCACAATGGTCATGACAGGTCCTTGTCGATCGAAGGAGAAAACCGGCGGGCCGCAACCCGGCCCGCCAGACAGCAGACGACAGCCGGCCGTCAGCTTGCGGAAAACTTCACCAGCTTGATCGCCTCAAAGTTCTGCACGCCGCCGCCGACACGCTTGGTGGTGTAGAACAGCACATAGGGCTTGGCCGAATAGGGATCGCGCAGGATGCGCACGCCGGCGCGGTCGACGATCAGATAGCCGGCACGGAAATCGCCGATGGCAATCGACAGCGAGCTTGCGGCGATGTCGGGCATTTCTTCCGCTTCCGCCAGCGGATAACCCATCAGCGTTGCCGGTTCGCCGGCCGTTGCCGGCGGGCGCCAGAGGTAATTGCCCTGGGCATCCTTGAACTTGCGGATCTCCCCTTGCGTCTTGCGGTTCATCATGAAGCTGGCGTTCTGGCGATGCCCGGCCTTCAGCGCATAGACGGCGTTCAGCAGAAGATCGGAGGGATTGCTGGCCGCAAAGCCGCCTGCCACGCCGGTTGCCAGATAGCCGAGGCTCCCCCAGGTCCAGCTCGCATCGGCAACCGTCGTGTAGGAGAGGAACCCCTTCGGCTTGTTGGTGCCATCGCCGCGAATGAAGGCATCGCCTTCCTGCTCGGCAAACACGATGTCCACTTCGCTGGCAATCCAGTCCTCGACATCGACGGCGGCGTCGTCGAGCAGTGCCTGGGTGGCGGCAGGCATGGCGTAAAGCTCCATCGTCGGGAAGGCCAGTTCCACCAGCGCATTCGTCGTGGTCTGCGGCCGGCTTGCCGTTTCCGCCACCCAGCCGGTAGAAAGCCCGGCGGTGGAAAACGGCTTCTTCAGCACGGAGGCAGAGACCGTGCGCACGCTGGACAGCGCCCGCATCGGCGAAACCACCGAGACGCGCCGGCCGATCTCGCTGTCGGTCTCGGCCGGCACCAGATAGCCGCCATCGGCAGAGGTGCCGACGGAAAACGCCTTGGCCTCGATCTCGCGCAGCGCGCCCTCGTCGCCGCGGCGCATATAGGCCTCGAAGGCCGCCTTGTGCTCGGCCGCATCCGGGCCCTGTTCGCCGCGGCCCGACAGCGGCGGGCGCGCCTTCTTCAGCACCAGCTGATCCAGCACCTTCTTCTGCTCGTCCATGGCGCGGTTGATGCGGTCCATCTTGTCGCGCGTCACCACGTCGGCCGTCAGCTTCTGCTCGATTTCGCCCAGCCGTCGGTCATTGACGTCCTTGAAGCTCTCGAAGGCTTCCATGAAGTCCTCGAAGGCCGCCGTCACCGTGTCGGGCACCGCCTTCACCTCCGGCGCAATCTTTTCGGCCCGGCCCGTCCTGGTGCCTGTCTTGGCGCCCGTCTGTGAGCCCGGCACGGCCTCGGGTTCGCGGTTCATCATCATCTCGCTCATGTCGTCATCCCTTGAAGGTGGTTGCCATCATCAGTTTCGCCGTTCGCCGCAGGCTGCGGACGAGTTCGGTTTCACGGTCGCGGAAGAACCGCGCATGCTTGACGTCGGAGACCCTGGCCGATGGCAGCATCGGAAAGGTCACGACGGAAATTTCCCAGAGATCGGCTTCCAGAATGCGCCGCACGCCGGTCTTGGCGTCCTGTCTGGCCTTGACCGTGCGAAAGCCGATGGAGAGCCCGTCGAGCGCACCGCTCTTCATCAGCGCAAAGACCTCCCGCGCCCGCTCGACGCCGGGCGACAGAATGCCCTCGACATAGAGCCCACGGCTGTCCTCGCGGATCGTCGTCCAGCAGCCGATCGGCTCGTTCGGATCGTGCTGGTAGAGCATGCGCACGCCCGACGCGCTGCGCTCGACGAGCGAATTGGCGAAGGCGCCGCGCTCGATCGTGTCCTTGCCGAGATCCACCTCGCCGAACACGCTGGCATAGCCGGAAAACGTCCCGTCGCCGCCAAGCCCCGACAAAGCGAGGCTGGCAAATTTGCGCGCATTGGGCCGTGGCCCGCGATAAACGTGCATGACATGCTCCAAAATGGTGATGAGAGAAAAACAGCCCGGGCGGGGCCGGACCCGAAACGCTGCCGTCAGCCCTCGCCGGGCTTTGCCCCATAACGGCTGGCGATGCGCCCGAGCGCGCCGAGCACCCACCAGGCGGAGAGGCTTGCCGCCGCCGATCCCGTCAGCGTCACCTCAAGCGGCGACAATTGCCCGACAAGGTCCAGACGCGCCTCGAGCCAGAGCCCGGCCGGTCCGCCAAAAATCAGCCCGCAGGAAAGGCCGGTCAGAAACCGGCTTGCCGCCTCGCGCCGCCCCTGCGGCAGCATGTAGACGAGCGACACCCAGGCGCCGGCGGTCGCCCCGATCAGCTTTGCGGCCATCAGGCCGCCATCATGGCCAAGATCCGCCATTGCCTCACCTCATGATTTTCGTTGAATGCCCGCCTGCAGCGGCAAGCGGTGACCGCCTGGAAACGCCGCACGCGCTGGCCGCGGCCGGGCAAGACCGGCGCGTATCCAAAAAATCCTATGATTTCAAGGATGCTGCGGCCCGTTGCTGACAGGTTGAGTCCGCATGTTCAGAAGTTGATTCAATCCGTAAGCCCTGACCGACAATTGAAGGCGGCCACCCTCCCCCGTCAGGCTGTGGCCCCGCGCGGCCGGTCGTCATCCTGGCCTCAGTCGGCCAGGTCGTCGTCCCGCTCGAGGTCCGGATCCAGCTGGCGTCCATGACGCATGTGGGAGATGAGGATGCTCTTGGCATCGACGCGGTAGTCAATCACGTAAGCGCCGGATACGAACCGCCGCCGGCCCGGCAGGGGCAGCGGCGCCCCGATGCCGGGATAGTCCCCGATCATCCTGATGCTTTCCCGCAGCTGCTGCAGCGTGGCGACTGCCGCACGCGGGTTCTGGCTCTCAAGGTACTCTGCTTCCCGTCGCAGAAACTGTCGGACACTCTTCGACAGAAGGGTGCGCATCAGGCAGCATCGGATCTGGAGGTGCCGAGCAGTTCGTCGAACACATCCTCCGCGTCGCTGAACTCACCGTTGCGGATCTGCTCCTCACCCTTCAGGATCTGGAGAATCTCGTTGCCCTCCGCCATCAGATAGTATTTCAGCGCCCGCACGATCACCCAGCTGCGGCTGCGTTCCGTGGCTTTGGCAATCTGTTCCACCTCGGCCAGAATATCCTCGGGAATGCGAAGTGTGATCGGGTCGGAAAGTGCGGCTTTGTCGCTCATGACGGGCTCCTCTGTCATACGCCGTATTACAAGAGAATACGCCTTCACCGCCGATGTCTCAAGGCCCGCGCTTCCGGCGCGCCCGGCGCCTCGTCAATAGCCCACCGCCTGGCGCTTTTCATCATCCGTCAAAAACTCGGCAGCGCCCACCCGTGCCCAGAGCGCATCGCGTTCGCCGGAAAGCCCCGGCACCTGGTCGAGATCCGGGCGAAGGCTTAAACGATCGCCGTAAGCCTCGGAAAGCCATGCAGAAAAGCTCGCCGCCGTGCGCATCAGCAATGGCACCACCGTCAGCCGGTAGAAGGCGCGGTTGGCCTCCTGGTAATTGGCGTAGGTGGCATCGCCGGGAATACCGAGCAGCATCGGCGGCACGCCGAAGGCGAGCGCGATGTCGCGCGCGGCGGCATTTTTGGCCTCGATGAAATCCATGTCCTTCGGCGAAAGTCCCATCGCCTTCCAGTCGAGCCCGCCTTCCAGGAGAAGCGGGCGCCCGGCATTGACGGCGCCGCTATAGCCGCTTTCGAGCTCCGCACGCAGCCGCTCATACTGGTCGGGCGACAGATTGCCGCCTTCCTTGGGCTGGTAGACGAGCGCGCCGGAGGGACGCGCCGAATTGTCCAGCAGCGCCTTGTTCCAGCTGGCGGCGGCATTGTGCAGGTCAAGTGCGGCTCCTGCCGCCCCAAGCGGCGAAAAGCCGCCATGGTCGTCGAGCGGGTGAAACAGTTTCAGATGCAACAGTCCCAGCCCGTGGTCGCCACCGGCCGCCAGACGCCGCACGGCGCCGCCGACGCGGTATTCATAGGCAACCGGCCAGCCATCGGCCCCCACCACCACGCTCACCCGGTCGGGCCGCAGCAGATGCAGCTCGGCCGGCCTTGCGCCTAGAACCACCCCGTCCACATAGGCATTGCCGGAGAGCAGCAGATGGCCAAACAGCGTTTCGAGAAAATCCGGGCCGCCCATGCGCGGGTTCGGTCTTGCCAGCAGTGCCAGCGCCGGATGCGTCGACATTTCCCGGTCGCCCTCATAGGCGAGAAACGGCACGGAGGCGGAGGCTTCCGAAATCATCCGGATGGCGCGGTAGACCACCGGGTTCTTCATGAAACCCGCACGCGACAGCGCCCCATAGGACCGCCCGGACCAGTGCGCCGCCCCCTCTGCAGAGACGATGGCAAAGCCTGCGCCCTGCGCTTTTGCGTCGGAAACCGGCGTCTCGCGCACGCGCCTGTCCACCGCGGCGCGCCGCCACGGCAGGGAAAACATCGATGTCATGGAAGCTCTCTCTTTTTTCGAAGGAGAATGGTCTTGCGGGAGAACGGCCCGGACCCTCATCCGATTGACCGCCTTCTTCCCGGGAAAGAAGCGGCCGTCAGCCGGTTGAGGGGAAAACCGTCACGCCGCCTTCGTGTAGCTTATGCTGGCATAGAAGGCGCGCGCATAGCGGGCCACGTCATCGGCGCGGTCCATGCGGTTGATGATCTGGCGGGCGCCACTCCAGTCCTCGGTTCTGTCGTTGAAGAAATCGCCGAGCGATTTTCCGGTAAACCGTCCATGGATCATCCCGTCGAACAGGATGCGGGTGGCGGTAGCGTCATCGAGCGCCGCATCGGGCGTCTGTTCGATGCCATAGGTGCGGTAGTTTGCCCGCCCGGTGATCTGCACCAGGCCGCGCCCGCGAAAGGTCCAGCCATCGCCGCTTGCCTCATTGCCATTGCCCAGCCGGTTGGCATAGGCGCGATTGGCGATCTTTTCCGGCTTGCGGGCATAGGCTGCGGCTTCTGCCGGCGTGAAGTAGCGCGGAAACGTCTTCAGCAGGCCCGGCGCGCCATAATTCAGGTTCTCGCTCACCGGCTGCATGGCAGCACCGGTTTCGTGATAGGCCGTCGCCAGCACATAGGCCAGCCAGCGGTCGTCGCTCTGTGCATGCTGGCCTTCCCAATAGGCGAGGATGGCCTCAAACCCCTCGCCCTGGCTCGGCGACATTCCCGTCTTAAACAGCGTATCGGCAATGTGATAGAAGAAAAACGTGTGGTTGATCATTGCTCCCATCCCCTTTATCGCGCCTGCCTCATGCAGGGTCGTCCGGCGCCCGGCGCCGCAACCATGATGCCACATCTGCGGCCGTTTGCACGCACCATTGCGGGACGTCCGCTGCCTCTTTTCCGGTCAGCCACCTGTCTCTTTACAAGGCAGATGCCGCAGCGCAGCATTCATCGAAAAATTTCAATCGATTTTTAATTTTGCTAATCGGTTTAGACCCTTAGTCGTCCTTTACAAACTCCTAACGCTATGGAACCTAGCGGTCACAGGTTCGTTATACGGCCCGGCAATCACCAGAAGGAGATCATGATGATGCAGCAGACCGTCCCCGCCGCAGGCAGTGCCGCCAGCACCAAGCAGCAGATCCCCCAGCATCTGGTCGAGCGTCTGGAATCCGAATGGAAGCAGATGCGCGAAACTGCAGCCGTGGCGGTCCCCGCACGCTGATGTGACGCGCTGATTTCCAGCCTGAGATCGTCCGTTGCCGGCCCGCCTCGTGCGGGCCGTTTCCGTTTGGGTGGGGCCGCCTCGTGCGGGCCGTTTCCATTTGTGGTGCCGTCTCGTTGTGGGCCGTTTCCCTTGGCCGGGCCGTCAGAGCCCGCGCACCCGCGGCTCGCCCTGCCCGTCCAGCATCAGCGCCGTCAGCGCCCAGACCAGCGCATCCAGCCGGTCGGGGGAACGGCCGGACGACAGCCCGTCCGGGCCGAAGTCGCACATCTGGTCTTCCAGTTCGCGAAAGCGCGCCGCATGCAGCACGCGGCCCTGCTCGTAGAGCGCGGCCACCGGCTCGGCGCGCAGGAACTTGCCGCGCGTCGCCCTCACCTGCGTCAGCGGCAGCTGTTCGTCGATGCTTTTCAGCATGGCCGCCACCATCTCGCCGCCCTGGTTGACTTCGGCAACGACGCGATCGGCGCCGAAGCGGTGAAAGACCTTCACCACCGCCCGCGCCCAGCCGGAAGGGCTGAACCCCTCGACCGAACAATCGGCCAGCACCACCGCCCTCTGGCTGCCCTTTGCGCCTGCCCCGCCTTCCGCAACGGCCGCCGTCTCGAGCCCCGCCACGACAATGCCGCAGCACGACGCAGCCCCCATGCCGGACGGCGGGTCGACCGCCACCACGATCCGGCCGAGCGCTGCCGGCACGCGCTGCGTCAGCGCCTCCAGCTGCGCCCGTTTCCACAGCGCATCGTCCCGGTCCTCGATCAGGTCGCCATCCAGTTCCTGGCGTCCGAGCCGCGTGCCGCCATAGCGTCCTTCGAGCGCCGAGAGGAACCCGGGAGCGAGGTTTTCCGCATTGTCGCGCGTCGAGATCTTGACGAGCCGCGTGCCGGCATCGGCGATCAGCTGTTTCAGGATCGGCACCGGCCGCGGCGTCGTCGTCACCAGCTGGCGCGGATCCTGCCCGAGCCGCAGCCCGAACTGCAGCATATCGAAGGTTTCCTGCGCATGCTTCCACTTGGCCAGCTCGTCGCACCAGGCATAGTGGAACTGCGGCCCGCGCAGGCTTTCCGGATCTTCCGAGGAAAAGATCTGCGCCACAGCCCCGTTTCGCCAGACCAGCCGGCGGCGGGAAATCTCGAAATCCGGCGCTTTGCTGCCGGCAATCCGGCAGATGCCGGACACGCCGTCGATCATCACCTCGCGCGCGTCGCCCAGCGTCTCGGCCACCAGCGCAATGCGCAGCTCGGAGCGGGATCCGGCACTGGCCAGCGACTGCACCCATTCGGCGCCGGCGCGCGTCTTGCCGGAGCCGCGCCCGCCCATGATCAGCCAGGTGCGCCAGTCGCCTTGCGGCGGCTGCTGCTCCGTGCGTCCGGCAACGGACCAGCTCCGCTGCACGCGAAGCGCATGGCGCCTGACGAGCGCCGGAAGGTAAAGCACCTCGGCAACCGCCTCGACGGCGGGACCGGCAGGCACCGCGCAGGCATTTTTCGCGCTCCCGCCATCCGCCGCCCGAGCCCCGCGAGCCGCCTGAACCGCTTGAGCCTCCGGCTCTTCCGGTACGCCAGCCGTTGCGACAGGACTGGCCGCGACAAGGTTCGCGCCATGCATCTCTTGCGCAAACGTGCGGCCGGCGCCTTCCGCCGCCCTCTCCTGCCGCCAGACCTCCTGAAACGTTGTCATGTCCCGCCTATACCCGGCCAAAAGGTCCAATACGTCGTCCAGTCGCTTCTGCTCATCCGCTGTCAGCGCCACCGGGCAGGGCCCAAGCCGCACCGCCCGGCTCGCCACCATCAGCGCTCCGTGCGCGCTGCCATTCCAGAAAGAGCGCCTGCGCCCGTTCGCCGGCCCGCGCCTCGATAAGCGCCTCGACAGTGCGCATGGCTTCTTCATAACCGCCCTCGTCCGCTTGCCGCTCCGCCTCTGCGGCCCGGTCGCGCGCCAGCTGGCGCTGCAGGCTGTCGACCTTTTCGAGTGTGCGCACGATGAGCGACATGGCGTCTGTTGCCGCCTTCAGGTCGGCGCGCGCCAGCTTCTGCGCCGCATCGTCCGCTCCTTCGGTGCCACACGCGCCCGTCGTCTGTTCAGCGGCGGTACGAAGCGCGCGAAACGCTAGAAACTGCGCCCGCATTTCGCGCGTCATCTCGTTCAACAACAGCCGAAGCTCTTCGGCGCCGGATGCATCGCAGGCCGCAGCCAGCGCATCGGCCGATTTTTTCTCAAGCTGCACGCGCTCGGCCGTCTGCGCCGCCGTCTCGATGGCAAGGGGCGCGGACCCCGCGTCTGCGTCAAAGCAGCCGAACAGCGAAAGATCCACCATCGCAAAGTCCTGCAT